ACGCTTGTTGTACTAAAGACATTTCAGTAACTCCTTGGGTAATCTTCCGAATGCAATTTCACGAGTGACATTGGCATTGAAAGCAGAAACAAAGTCCTTACCCTTGGCACCATCGTGACACGTTTGTAGTCTACTCAGTTGATTTACTTCCTTATCGCTTAAATGTCGGTCAATACTTTGTTCAACTGCATGTCTTACCGAGAGACCAAAAACACCACAGCCTTCTAAATTAGGATTGTAATGCTCATCCTTAATTAAATGACCAACGGCACACTTGAGATCGCCTGAACGATACCTACATGCACCGTCCTCGTTAACAGATCGTTTACCTTGTTCGATTACTTTAGTTATGGCAGTGGATAATATATCCATGTTGATTTCCTCTGAAATTTATGCTAGAATGAATACCTAGGTTTGACTGACGTTAAAAACTTTAAGAAAACCATAGTCTTCTGGATTGTTCCATATCTCTTGTTTACTATTCGCTTGAACTACAGTCCTATGTTTAACTTTAGTTTCCTTATGCTTTATTAAGCGTAGTCCTTCTACTCTGAAACTATGCATAGTAATTCACCCATAGTTTCGCCTTGCTTGCGTAAGAAATTGTAGTACGTTTGCCTTTCTTTTTCGTTGTTACTTTAATCATAGTAAACCCCATAGTAAATGAGTAACACAAAGGAATAAAACAATAGCTATTCCTAGTAAAATCCAAAGATAACCTTTGTTATCTTCTGCTAAAATCTGAACAGCCACAAGACCTATCAATACCAAGTCAATTATCCACAATAGAATCAGTAACATAACTCACCTGCTTGCTTACGGGTTGCCCCTTGTTTAATTTGTTCTTTAACACACTCGTTTTGCTCTTTGTAGTCTTTGATAGACGAGAACAGCACGAGACAGGACAATAACACTAGAGTTACACTGGAAAACACTATACTAAGCCTCAACATGATGCACCTCTATCACTTCGCCTAGTGTGTCGCCTAGTGTGTGCAAAGGTGAATCATGAAACCTTTTAGAGTCCGTTTTAACAGCTTTTGCGTATGAATCAGGCGTGCCGATCTTCGGAAAGAAGTAAAGCTTATCTTGGTATTCTACAGCGTAATGGTTTTCAAGTTCGTGAACTAACATACTGTTACCTAGGTATTCTTTCATGGTTTTGTCCTTAGAAAAAAGGCCACCATAAGGTAGCCAATAGGGAATGGATTAATTAAAGGTACTCATTGGAATACCCTTGGTTAATCCTTTGGTAGTCCTTGGGTAATCCTTAAGCAGCATCGAAAGCTGGGTTAGAGTCGGGAGCAGCAACAGCGGGGCTTGTGTTGTAGATTTCGTTAACAATGTCCAGTAGTTGAACTTTAGTTAACGTGAGAGCTTTACCTGTTAAATACTTCTTAACAGTAGCCTTAGCATCGTTAATCTCTTTCTGCTTTTGAGCTACAGGATCAAGCGCTTGTTCAGCCTCTTGTTTCTTAAGAAGTTCTACCTGTTTCTGGTCTAACTTACTACGGCATAGCTCAACGAATTGGTCGAAGGTGTACTTAGGATTCTGAAAGTTATCAGAGCCTACGAGTTTCTTACTCTTAGCAGAATTGAAAACCCACTTGCTGTTCTCTTTATCCCACTTAACAGCGATGAACTGACGGAAAGTAGAATCTAAACGATTAACAATGGAGCGATCTAAGTCTTTGAATGGGGCTGCGTTACCTTGAACTGAGGTATACCAAGCTAAAGACATAGTTAAGTCTAGTTGGCTTTGTTCAAGTGATTTGAGGTTTTTAGTTACGTTTGCAATCTTTAGTAATTTCATAATGTTATCCTTTTGTTTGTTTCTTGATGGGTACTCCGAGAAGATCCCATTAAAAAACATTTGTTACCTTGAGTCATTCTGCTTGTAATCGCAATGTTACTCAAGGATCAAGCGCCTCCTTTCATGTACGCTCGATGACCACCAGTGTTTTACTGGCTTATTACTCTAGGTTACATCAGTAACTATCACACTAGGGCTAGAGTCCCGTTCCTTCGGGTTCAATCAGACTGGCTAAGTCTTCTATCGGGTTTTTCGTGTACGTGGGTTGCACTCCAAACACGCTCTTGTAATCAAGAGATCCCGCCGTTATTCTGTCGTTTTCCAACGGAAACTCATTACTAACCAATAGTGGTCTAACGAGTACCGTTAATGACGGTGGCACATAGTTTATACTGCGGGTACAGTGTGTGCGTTCCTACGCTGTTTTAAAGTGCCTACGTCCTGTAGTACACTGGATTCACATGTTAGACTGTTGTGATTCGGTTGTCAACCTTGAGTTGAACTGGTCGGAGTTCTCAGGGCTACTCTATGGTAGATGATCACTAAACAGACACAAAGGTTGGTAACGCCGCTTACCTTACTTTACACACTAGCATCAAGTGCCCTGTGTGTCGTTTCCCCCTTGGGAGGATTACTAAGTTACGCTGGTTCACTGGAAAACACAAGTAAAAACTGGTTTGACCAGTGATCACAAAGTGGTTGACCAGTGGTTAACGTCAGTAAACACGGGACACACAGGACTGGTATGACCAGTGTACTGACTGTCGCCTAGTGTACCCTCTGCATTAACCTGCGATACACCTGCGTATACCATAGACCAATCCCGTTGTAAATACCTGAGCTACTACTCACGTGTACCTATGTGTGGTGTGTGGTGAGGTGGGGATAACTTGGGGAATACTGTGGGTAACTGAGGGTAGCCCTTGGTATCCCTAGGCTCCCGCTGGTACTCCCCACTTGATTAACGGTGGAATCCTTGGGTGTCCTTGGGGATAACTTGGGGATAACCTAGGTGTCCTTGGGTGTCCTGTGGATAACATCCCAGTGGTCTGTGGATAACCGAGGGAGTTCTGTGGATAACCTAGGGAGTTCTGTGGATAACCTAGGGAGTTCTGGGGATAACCTTGGTATTCTCTGTTAAAACAGGGAGTTATAGGGAAAACAAATGGACACCCGGGGGTACCAAAGTTACGTTAGCTAGCCCTAGGTACAACCTAAGTTCAAGACTACCCACGTTAGCAGAGGGTCCTTGGGTTATTTTGGTTATGTCCTTGGGTTATCTTGGTTATGTCCTTGGGTTATCTTGGTTATGTCCTTGGGTTATCTTGGGTTGAAGACACCCTAGGTACACCCTAGGTAAACTGTTGACACCCTTCGGTACACTGGAAGTCGCCTTAGGAAAACATTGGGTCCATTAGTACACTTTAGTTTACACTAGATAAGCAGAAGAAATTTAGGTTACTTTGGCGGGTCCTTTAAGGAAAAAGAGTTAACTAAGGTTATCCCAGTAAATAATTCTAATAAGTAATAAAATAAAGGAATCCTAAGGGTTACTAAGTGTTCCTAAGGTATTGACAAAGGATCCATAGTGTGCTAATCTCCCTGCTTTACTATTAAGGAGTACCTATGAACCCTCTATCTACTATTACAAGTAACCAAATCATCCCGGAAGCAAGGAAAGCTGTTATTAAGTTCACCAAGTCTAAAGCAGGTAATAAGATTCTGCCTTACTTTGGCTCCCATTACACTCAAGAGGACTTAGTAATGGATGCCGTAGAGAAAGTCGTAAGAGCTAACCCTTTGTACCTTACGAAATCCTATGTACATATTGCTGCTAGATGTGTTTGCATTGACCTTATGAACCGTAAGAAAATACATTTTACCCCTCAGACTGCTGTTGATTTAGATGGTGAACCTGTTTCTCTTGAAGATTTACTAGAAGGTGATATCCATGACCACGCTAAAGACTTACATAAGTGGCTTTATGGATGCATGAGTGAACAACAGCAGCTTATTATGACTAAATTAGTTGAAGGTAAGATGTATGTTGACATCGCTCAGGACCTTGGGATGTCCCTGAGAACCTTAGAACGTCAAATGCAGGAACTAAAGTGGACTGTTGAGTACCTGCTTACTGATAATGATCCCGATAATAATCCCCACTCGTACTTATTTCGCTAAACCTAGGCTGCCTTATGGCGGCCTTTTTTGTGTCCTCAGTTAACTAATCACCATACAACTAATAGGAGACCTTAAATGGCCGAACTTACAGAACAAAAAGAGTTATTCTTAGCTCACTTACAAGAAACAGGCAACGTAGCTAAAGCTTCAGAACTCTGTGGTTTTTCCTCTGCCTACGGTTACAAATTACAACGAGAGTTATCCTCAGTCATCGTAGAACGTGCCCGAGAAACACTAGCGTGGGCCGCGTTGAAAGCTGCTAACACTACAATCGAACTCATGGATGCTGACTCAGGTACCGAACAAGCTAACATTAAGCTAGCTGCTGCTGAAAAAGTAATGGATCGTGTGGGCTTAACACGCCATACGTCTGTGGAAGTACAAGTAGAATCTCAAACAGGACTATTCATTCTACCTGCTAAAGCTCCTGTAGAGGATCCTGAGGACACTTCAGACTCTGAGTAACCCTATCGTACCATAAACTTAATTAAAGCCCTTAGAATGGCTTACAGGAGGCCCCTTGACCCTTTTGGATACCCTCAATGACTATGGAAAACAGAATATAGGTTTTCCTAGCGAAGCTGTGTTAGAGAAATTACGTACTTTGTCCCCTAACATCGATGAAAACCTAAAGTTACTACTGGAAACCCCGGCGAGGTCCGTGAATCCTCCTTTGTATCACGAGGAAGTAGGTGAGAGACTGTACTTACCGATTCCTGAGTTATACATTCCGTACCTACAAGCAATGATAATGACAAGGTACGCTAAAGTTCACTCAATATCCAAAGTAGCTACTCTGTTGGAATCCCATGGCTACGTAGTTAGCTCCCAAGGACAACTTACGAACATCTGGAAACGCTTGGAAATAAAGCTAGGTTTAAAAGAAAAACCAGTAAAACTGAAGATGCCACGTACTCAAGTACAAAGACAGAACTCCCGTGATAAAATGAAAGTTATCAACGAGAGGAAGAAACTTGAGGCAGCAGAACGTGAAGCTAAACTAGCGAAGAAACGTCTAGCGACAGCTGCAGCTAAAACAGGGATGAACACGGAGCAACTTAAGGCTACCAAGAGTCCTGTTAAGAGAGCAGTAGAACAAGCTAAACAGGAAAATAAGAAAGTACTTTATCAACCAACAGAAAAACAAGCGGAGTTCCATGCTGCAGATGAAGACATAGTACTGTATGGAGGAGCTGCTGGTGGTGGTAAGTCCTATGCTATGCTCATGGATGCCCTAAGGTACTGTCAAGAGGAAGACTACAGAGCGTTGATCATACGCCGTACCTCACCGATGCTTAAAGAATTGATCTCAGTATCTCGTTCGTTGTATCCCAAAGCTTTCCCGGGTGCCAAGTACAATAAGAGTGAGAATGTATGGTATTTTCCTTCGGGAGCTACTATTCAATTCGGTTACTTGGATAAGGAAGAGGATCTTGAGAACTACCAAGGTTTACCTTACGCTTACATAGGATTCGATGAAATACAGCACCAACGTTCCGATTCTAACTTTATTTACTTAATGTCTCGTTTACGTAGTGCTAACCCAGCAATCAAGTGTTACATTAGGGCTTCTGCTAACCCCGGTGGTGCACCATGGGTCAAGGAACTATTTATTGATTCTGCTGAACCTAATACCACGTTCTTCAAGAATGGAATATCATACCGATTTATCCCTGCGAAACTGGAGGATAATCCCTATCTTGATACTCCTGATGAAGGACAGGAAATGTCTCCGTACCGTAAGATGCTCATGGCGTTACCAGAAGTTCAACGCAAGCAATTACTGGAAGGTGACTGGTTTGTTGGGGAAGATGCTATGTTTGCATTTAGTCCTCCTGTTCACGTAGTATCAGAAATGCCTCCGTTACACTGGTCTATTATCAACAGTCTGGATTACGGTTACAAGGATCCCGCTGCTTCCCTTTGGGGTGCCGTGTGTCCTACTACTGGTTCCATTGTTGTGTATCAGGAATTAGAGTGTCTTGAGTTTACTCATGGTGCTTGGGCTGACGCAGTTAAAGCAGCAGAAGGCTATGTTCCTCAGGGAGTTGACCGTGTTATAGATGCTTCTGTGTTTAAAATGTCGGGTCACACAGGGCCGGGCGTTAGAGAAATTTTAGCTACTAAAGGTTTATCCCCTCGGCCTGCTGACAGGAACCGAGAAGCGGGATGGAACCAAGTGTATCAACGTCTCATGGTAGATCCCGATACACAAACTCCCACACTTTACATCCACGAATCGTGTACCAAGTTGATCGAGCAATTGATGACAGCGAGGAAGCACGATAAGAAACCAGACGACATTGACGATAAACGAGTGAAATCTAAAGGTAGATACCACCACTGGGATTTACTAGACGCTCTCCGTTACATGCTGATGGCTCGACCTCAACGGAATACTATCCAAGAGAGATCATGGGGCCACAAGCAAGATGGTTTCGAAAAGTACTATGGTTACTTCAGTTGATCATAGTACCTGTCATGCAACGTGACTTCTTATTTTAATTCAATACAAGGAAGCCCACATGGCAAATAACTTATTAGGTAATATCGAGGAAAGTTTAAGTCCTCTTGAAAAACTAGAGATGAACGAAGGCGACAAAGTTGTTAATGAAGAAATGCAGGCATCAATGGGACGCATGAGCCTAGTAGCCCGTATTAATAATGACTTTGAAGCAGCAGAAACAGCTCGTTACATCGCAGAAGATCAATGGACTAAGAACACCCGAGCTTACCGCGCGGAAGACAGCCATTCCGCTAGCAAGAACGGAGGTAACCCTGAGTTCCGTTCTAGTGAAGAACACAAGCCGTACATTCGTACGACAACAGTAAAGACCCGTGCTGCTTACGCACAGATTATGGAATCCTTGATGCAAAACACAAGATTCCCTTTGATGATCGAACCAACTCCTGCTCCCGAAGGTGTTCCTGAGTACGTAACAAATGACCCTTCAGCAGAAGTACAACCCGAGTCGCAGATGGATTTTGGGCTTGGTTATGAAGGAGATGGTCGTGAGCTAGCACCGGGCGCTTCTATGGAAGACCCGGAGAACATGTGGAAAACAGAGAACACTCAAGAGGGTTACGCTACTTCACAAGATTACTCTCAAGTGTCTCCTGCTAAACGAGCAGCTGAGCGAATGAACAAGGTTATCCTTGATCAATTAGAAGAATCTAATGCTCACACAGAGTTACGTAAGTCAGTGTTTGAAGCTTGTTTACTTGGTTCCGGTGTTATGAAAGGCGTACTGTCCGAATACAAAACATCACACCGATGGAAGGACGGAGTTTATACTCCAGTTCAGCGCAAGTACCCTAAGGTAAACTCGGTATCACTTTGGAACCTCTACGTTGATCCCAACGCTACTACTATCGAGGAAGCAGAGTACGTTATCGAACGTCACCGCATGAACGCTAAGAAACTACGAGAGCTTAAGCTACGTCCTGATTTTAACAGCGCAGCTATTGATCGTTGTTTAGCCGCTGGTAGTAACTACACCCGTCGTCGTTTTGAACACGAGATTGATGAAAAAGAAACAGTCATCGCGAATAACCGTCGTTGGGAAGTAAACGAGTACTGGGGCTACGTTGAGAAAGAGGAAGCGGAAGGCGCTGGACTTACTATCGAAGGTGAAATTGCCCAAGTAAACGTATGGGTTTGTGGTGATGAGATTCTCAAGATTGTTGCTAATCCGTTCTTACCACAACGCATGCCTTACTTTATGTTTGACTACGAGACCGATGCTTACAGTCTGTATGGCACAGGTGTCCCTGAGACAATGGAAGATTCTCAGAAGATGATGAACGGCTTCGCAAGACTAGCAGTTGATAACTTAGCTCTTGCAGGTAATCTTGTCTTTGCTGTAGACGAAACCAGTTTAGTTCCGGGGCAAGACATGAAGATATTCCCGGGGAAAACATTCCGAGTCCAAGGTGGCCAAGGTGCTGCTCAAGCGGTTCAAGGTATTAAGTTCCCGTCAACAGCGAATGAAAACTTACAGATGTTCCAAGAGTTTCGCAGACAAGCAGATGAATCCACAGGGATCCCTTCGGTAAGCCATGGTCAAACAGGCGTTACTGGCGTGGGCCGTACATCCTCTGGTCTAAATATGATTCTCGAAAATGCGAGCCTGAGCATCAAGACTTCTATTCGTAATATTGATGATGATTTACTACAGCCTCTAGGCAAGATGTTGTTCTACTGGAATCAGCAGTTCAACGGTGAGAACCTTCCTGAGGGAGATTTTGAGTGCGTGGCAACAGGCATCCGAAGTTACACCAAGCAGGAAGTTAAGGTACAACGACTTCAAACATTGCTGCAGCTAGTTCAGAACCCTGCGTTAGCTCCGATGGTCAAGTTACCTTATATTATCCGAGAGCTAGTCAAGGGAATGGATTTAGATCCTAATGAAGTTATTAACGATATGGATGAAGCTCGTCTCTATGCGGAGATAATCGGAATGGCAGGAGGCGCACAGCAGCAACAAGGTGCGGTTCCTGAAGAAAGTACACAAGGTACGTCAGGCTTACAAGGCACTGGCGCAGGAAATCCGGAGGGAATAAATGGACAAGACACCGGCCCAACGGCTTAAGCCTATAATCACTCATCAGATGCATTGGGAGTTAATTGATTCCTATTTGGCGGGTGAAAAAGCATGCTTAGTTAAGAGATTACTACAGTGCACACCAGAGGAATTACCTAAGTTACAGGGTCAAATAATGGCTCTTACTAAACTACAGGAAATGCCTCAGACTTTAAAATCGGAGATGAGCGCCTAAGGGTACCTCATCTTCTTAACTTAAACCTAGACTCAGTTACCAAGGCCC